ATCTGGGGCTTCTCGTGTAATATATTCTTCAACCATTATGCTGCTCCTCTTGATTGCATAGATAAGTTACCACCTTTTTCTAAATTTTTCATCACTTGATACATTCTTTTTGCACCTTCTCTTCTATCCCCACCACCTGCATTACGAACAGCTTTAGCAGTAAATACAAATTCTCCATCACTTAACATAGCCGGAATATCATCGCTAGTACCCGTTCCAGGCCCATCTATTTGTCCATTTTTACGAGGAAAATATTTTTCTGAGCCATCTGATAATTTAACTGTACCTCCTTGAGCAAGATTATATCCAATTATTTCTGAAGTATTTTCATCAAATATGGCTCCTGTTTCTTTTTCTAATTGGTCTTTTGTTTTATATCCCATCATTTCTCTAAAAAATTCTGCCATTTCGTTTCCATATCGTTGTTCAAAAGCAGAAGGGTCATTACTAAATTGCATCATTAAGTAACCCATCATTTGATCTTTTTGCATCTGATCATATGGAACTTGCATTTCCTCAAGTGGGATTTGAGAAAAAGTTCCTTTATCCTCTCCTTTATAAAAAGGTCCATCCATTTCCCCGTCTCTATGAGGACTTCCAGAAAATTCTCCAAATAAAGGAGAGCCTGACTCTCTTCTTCTAACAGACCCTCCCTGAGCTGCACGTAAAAAATTAGTAGGTAAATCTTCGACAGGAGCACCAAATTGCTCTTGTAGATTAGTATAGTAATAAGGGTCTACCCCTAAGTTGGCTACTTGATAAGCTTGAGGATCACCATAGTACAATGGGTTTAACCCCATTGGATCAGGAGGAACAAAATCTTTTTGTGCTTGTTGAGCATCAAAATAAGATGCTACAGGTAAGGCTAAAGAAGCCGTTGTTAAAGCTGTTCCTAACTTTCCTCCCCCTATAGTTCCTCCGCTTTTTATAATTTCGTTTACTTTAAGATTTTCTATTGCCTTGTTGTTAATTGCTATTTGATCTACTGCTTGTTTATTACCTGCTACTGCTGCTTCATCTAAAAGAATATTTTGTTCTTGTAATTTTGTAATTTTGTCTTCTGTTCCTCCACCTGTAAACATATTAAATAAATTATATTTATCCCCCATAGCTCCAAAACCACCAGTATCTGTTCCATAACCAGGAGTAAAAGGTAATCCTTTTCCAGCAAATCCTCTAAGACCAGGAGTTACACCTGCTAAAGAGCCTATACCATATCCTAAAGCTGCATTTTTAAGAGCTTCTTCAGGAGATTTTCCAGCTATTAAACTACCAATCCCTGATCCAATCCCTGCACCTGCTGCCCCACCAATTAAAAATCCAATACCCGCACCT